TGTTTTTTCAACTTGTGTATTAACATTCGAAGTAACCTTTGCAGAATCCATATACACTGCTATTTTTCCAGATGCCATATCCGCTCTTAATGCTTTAATTTCGTTTACTACTGCTGCTAATGGTGCGGCTAATGCAGATAAACTTCCTCCACCTCCTCCACCTCCTGCACCTCCGGCTAATCCTGGCCCAGCCATTAAATCATCATTTTTACTTAATTCAAATAACCCACCTTCTTTGGTCGATACTCTGGTCTTTCCATCAGCTGGTGACATTACGTCTCCCGCCTTACTATAATATTGATAACCCAATGCCAATGCACCAGCCGCTGCAGCCACACCCAATATAGGACCTATAAATGGTATTGCCGATACAGATGTAAATGCTCTCATAGCCATTTCAGCAATCGCTCCTAATAATCCCCTTTTCTTTATCAAATTACCGGCAGCTATAATACCATTGTATGTGGCTTCCGCGCCAGTTTTTACTACCGCCCAAGCCGCAGATGCTTTATCTGTAATTAGAGCTTGATTTTTATAATAAAAATAAGTAGCTGCTCCCGCTACCAATGCAGCGGTTAATGGTAATGCCTCTTTCATAAAACCAACTAAAGCCGCAAATCCGTCTGCTGCTGCATTTATTGGTATCATTATTAAATTTAATACGGTTGCCACTCCTTCTAATAGTGGAGATAACGCCCCACCAATAGTTGCAACAATTCCCATAAATGCGTTTTGCATTCTAGCCAATTGCCCTTGTTGTTCGTTTTGTGCTGCTATTTTTTTAGTTTCTTCTGCCAATTGTTCTTTGGTCATATTGGTAATATCCAATCCTTTATCAATAGCATCCGATGCAAGTTTCTTTTCTTCTTCAGTTAATCCATTCAACTTTTCTTGCATCATTAACTGCTTATTTATTTCTTCAACACTCATACCGGCTGCTTTAGCCAATTGTTGTTGTGTAAAATAATCTTTTTGACGGAAATCACCACTTCTTTGAATTTGTTTTAGGGTTTCTTCATTTGCGTCCTGAAGTTTACCTTCCATTGCTAATGCTCTTGCTCTACTTAAATTAAACTCACCACCTACAAACGTTGCAGCTACCATTTCTTGCTCAATACCATTTTCAAAATCTAATAATTTTTCTGCCAATGATACCTGTTGTTTTAACGAAGTACCCATTCTTTGAGCTTGTATTGCGTTTTTAGTTAATGCATTTATATCACCTTTAAAGAATGTAGATGCAGCTTCAGCGTTTTCGGCAATATCTTTAAATACTTTATCAGGTGCAACTCCGGCTAATTTAGCCATATTTGCAACTTGATTTCCTACATTAGCTGCTGTTTCCGATGATAACCCTCCAACGCTTTCAAGGACACTTTGTACTTTTGCAGCATTACCCGCAGAAACTCCGAAGTTTTTACCCATTACGGTTAATGATGCCAATACTTCTTCAGAAACATTTACAGTATCACTAAATTCTTCTTTTAATGCTTTTGCAGTATCAAATACATCTTTTAACTCAACACCAGCATCTCTGAAATTCATTTCAATGTGATGTGCGTTGTGAACTAAATCCTTTGTTTGTGAATTTAATAATCCGGTTTCTTTTCTAAAATCTTGTGCCGCTGCATCTAACGCTATAAATGAGTGCAATGCTGCTCCTATTAGTGCATACATTATTACAAGCGGTGCTCCCATTGCAGCTATTTGTGCTACCATCTTTTTTGCCATACCCAATGCATCTCCTATAAATCCAGGCATATGATGTAAAAGTTCATGATTAGCTTCATGAATTGCTTCAGTTCTTGCTAATTGTTGATTAAGATTTTTTAATGTTTTTAAATGAGCTTCTGCTTCTTCCTTTGCTTCTCCAGATAAATGTGCAATTGAACGTTCTACGTTTTCTATTTCTTTATCTGCATCGGATATTTGATGTTTAATAGCAGCAAGTTCTTCTGATTTAAGCATTATTGATGCGTTCATGCTTTCCAAAACCGCAGTTTCTTTTTGTGAAGCTTTTAAAGCATCACCTTCTAATTGCAATTCTGCTTCTTTTCTTGCTAAAATTGTTGCAGTTAAACTTGATAATGTATTTGCGCCGGCTGTTTGTTTTTTTAAAACGCTCAATGCACCTTTTGACATATTAGCCAATGAAGTTAAACTACTTTCTTCATAATCTAAATACTCTTGTCTTTTTTTGAGCCCTTTAGCAGAATCGGTTTGTAATCTTAAACGTATTTTCTCCGTTTGTACCATACCCTCCAATTCGTCTCTTTCAGAGCCGGTGGCAGTAGCTATTTTTTCGTTTATAATACGAATACGCTCTTTTATTTCTGCGTTTTCTTCTAATAAACGATTTAATTCTGCCTGTTCTGCTGGTGTTAGTGGTGCTACTGCCATTTAAATCAATGTTATTTAAAATCCTTATCTATAATACCCAAATCTTGCATTTTTTTAAATAATTCAGGTTGTGTATCTTTTATTTTTCTAATTCTAGGAATAAAAGTTTTAGCAATATCTTCCATTTCATTATCTAATTTTCTCATTACCGGGTCTGCATCTATGATTGATTGCAATGTTTGCGGTTTCTTTTTACCGAATAATCCAAAAAATTCTTTTAAATTGGATTTTGATATTTTATATTTCTTCATACTCGTTATAGTTTAACATCTATAAATATCCTATTAATAAAAAAAGTTAGGATTATCTATTAACCCTAACTTTTGAATTACTTGCTTTGTTTGATTTTTTTACTTCATCTGCTTCTTTCTTTTTAGCATCTACCAATTTATTATAGTAAAACATCCTTAAATAAGTTGGCATTTTATAAAGTTCCATTACGGTAAAACCATTCCCATATTGAACCATATCAAATATTTGGGTATGAACTTGAATACTATGATTCCGTGCTAGGCCAAAAAAAGCTGACACCCATAGTGATAGGCGCCTCCTCCACCTCTCCATCTTCATGGATATGAGTAAATTTCATATCAACATCAGGTGATATTTTTTTTACATAACTTCTTAATGCTCTACTATCTATTGCCAACAATCCATTTACAAATTTGTTTATAGTTGTTGATGAATTATCCCCATCAACTGATTGAATCATATAACGTAGACGAGTTGTAATTTCGGCACCCGCTCCACCTAATTTTTCGATAGCCTGAATATCTTTATCTATTGCTATTTCGTCACCATGTGTAAGTAATTTACATATAATTTTTTTCTTATTAGATGGCAATACGAATTCAAATTCATTTTTATTATCAAATATTGATAAATCTACTTCTTTTGTTTTTACTTTACCCAAATCAACCTTTGCATCAATTGATTCATTTAATTTAGATGAATAAAATTTAAAAAGATACTCCGGACCATACCCCAACAATCTAGTTGCAAGAATAATAGCGTTTTTATCTCCTAAAATAATTTCACTAGGATTTACGTTGCCAACAATAATAGATTCAAATAATTTATCCAAAACAATACCTTTTTTAATAAGATTTTGATTTGAAAGAATATCTTCTTCTTTTGCTGTCATATGTTTTATAGTAATTCTACCCGAAGCAAGTGGATGGTCTTTTGGATACACCTTACCCTGCGATGGAAGGTCTAATACTTCCGTTGGAAAATCATATTGTATTTCTGCCATAACGTTATTCGTTTTTAAGTTTGTATATATAAATACATAGTTTTTAAAAAATTGGAAATAAAAAAGGGGATACTTTTGATATCCCCTTTGTTTTTATATTTTTCTTAAATTAGAATTCAAGAATTGCGTAATCATAAGATAATGTTAATTCAATGGTTGCAACTTCGTTTGATGAAAAATCCAATTCACCGAAGTTTGCTTGTTGAATAAATGCACCTTTTAAAGTCCATTGTTCAATCTTATCACCAACAGGTCCTAACAAATAGAAAGTAATATCTTTTTTATAGAAATCTGCATATCCACGTCTACCAGTAATCGATTCATGTCCTAAACGAATCCAATCCATTACCTTTTGCGCCGCAGAAGGTACAATTGGGTCATACAATGTTATAGTCAAATCTTGCCAATCAGCTTTACCTTGTAATTTTCTTTTAACGTTGATATGGTCTAAAGAAATTGTTTCAAACTGAACTGTAGGTCTGTTCATTGCCTTTACAAGATATGAAGGGATAGTATCTATCTCCATCACATATCTATTTTTCATTTTAGGTTCGAAGTTCGTATAGAACATCTTGTCAAACTCTAATATTTCTGCCATTTTATTATCCTTTTATTTTATATTAATAAATATCTACTTCCTTTATTTTCGTATTATGCTGAGAAACTTGCTCCAGTTGGTAAGATGTTGAAATCTATTACGATAAATTCCGCTGTCTTAGCCGGTTGTAAGAAAATTTGTCCTGCTAATATGTTTCTATCAATTACATCAGGTGTGTTGTTACTTTCATCCATTACAACTTTAAAGGTATAAAGTCCTTGTCTTTGTTGTACTGATTCTAAGTAAGGGTTCACAGTGTTTAAGAATCTTTGTCTAGTTGTCGAAGTATTTTGTTCGAATACTAAGAAACGAGATGTTGATGCAACGAATTTTTTCAAGTTGATAAGTAATCTTCTAACATTGATTCTATCTAAAGCAGATGCCTTATCTTGCAATGTTTTCTGTCCGAATGCTACAATACCTTGTCCAGGGAATGCCGCAATTGGGTTTACTTTGTTCTCATATAGAGTATCTCTTTCAGAGTGTGTTAATCTATTCAATACACTAACTGCTCCGGTAATACCACCTCTATTCAAACCCGCAGGTGCAAACCATTCAGCTGCCAATCTATCGTTAGAAGCGTAAACCGCTGGTAACAATGTAGAAGGTGGAACAGTTGTAAGTTTGTTTGTATTACTATCAATTGTTTTCATCCAAGGATAGTAAGTTGCTACATAGTTTGAATCTACTGAATTTGCTTGCTCAGTTGCTTCAGTAATTGAATCATCATAATCGTTGAAATCAGCGATATAGAAACAATCTTGTCTTTCTTCAACCATATCAATTGCTTTAGAAGTAACTGATGGGTGAAGGCTTCTTACGATACCAGGAGTTACTACCATATTGATATCATATTCATCAGGATTAGATACTGCGTTGATTGCTTTAGTATATGCGATTGAACCATTTTGTGATGAGTTCGAACAATTAAATCCTTGTGTATTTGAATTTCCCCAATCAGTATCACCAGCCTTAGCTTTTCTTACGGTTGGATTCATACCATCAAATCCATATTGGAATCCTAATACAAATTGTCTTTTAACCATATCAGTTGATGCTGAACCAGTCATTACATATGATAATTGTGAATCAAATGCGAATGTTACGTTAGCACCAGCTTCTGCTCCATCAGGAATTGGTTTTAAATATTGGTTGTTATCTATTGCTTTATATGCATCTTCAAAATCAAATCCAGAAAAATAAACCGGAGATGATGATGTGTTATTTGCTGAACCTGTTTGGTAATTTACGGCAGGCACCCAATTTGCTTCTATTGTAGAATTTGTTTTAATTGGATTCACATATGCTGCGTGTCCAAATGGTGCTGCTGATATTGGATAAGAACCTGGTCCTAAGATATTAGAATTAGCGTCTTGTACAACTACTCTTACATTGTTTGATTTATTTGAGTAATCACCAGTTTCGGTTAATTTTCCATTAGAATCAATTGTTAACTTTCTATCACCAATTCTTCTGGCTATATAGTTAGGAGATGCAGGGTCTAAGTTTACGTTATTATATGTTTCAACTACACTCTTTCTCTTATCAGTATCACTATATGAACGAATTGTTACAGTA